GTATAAAACTCTGCGAGAAAATAACGAGGTATCTAAAATGATTAAATCCGCATTCGCAGCTCTGGCTGCTGCTCCCCTTTTCGCTGGTGCTGCAATGGCAGGACCCTACGTTAACGTCGAAGCAAACAGTGGTTTCGCTGGTAGCGACTACACTGGCACCACGACTGACTTCCACGTAGGTTACGAAGGCACTTCTGGTGCTGCTGCTTGGTACATCCAAGGCGGTCCTTCGGTTGTCTCCCCTGATGGTGGCGCTGCTGAAACCAAGTTCTCTGCTAAGACTGGTGGTTCTATCGCCGCTACTGAGAAACTGGGTGTTTATGGCGAAATCAGCTTCGTCAATGGCACGACCAACTCCTACGGCACCAAGGCTGGTCTGAAGTACTCCTTCTGATAATCCTGTGCTATAATCAGGGGGACTTCGGTCCCCCTTTTTTATTATGAAAAAAATCCTTTTCTCACCAGTAACTCACTTTAACCTGATAGTTATTGGTTTTTTCTGTATTATCCAAACTATTCATACACAAGCACACTATGCTATGGATAGTGACCCTAATAGTTATTGCTACTCCTTATACAAGAAGAATCCAGACTTGTTAAATAGGCATAAGTATGACTGAGGGGAATGAATATTAAACTCTGGTATTGTAAACATATGGGTCTGTGGCGCTGGACTCTTACTGATGACAGAAGACCAGTATGCCACCAAGAGTCGGGGCAAAGAGATAACTTACGGTTAGCAATGGAAGATGTTGCCAAAACCGTAGAGTATATGTTAGAATGTAGAAGTTGAGGGTGATTAACTCAGCGGTAGAGTTCCTCCTTTACACGGAGGCAGTCGGGGGTTCGAATCCCTCATCACCCATATAAATAAGTCAAGACTGAATACAGTTAACTTATAATGGATAACATAAAAATAAGATGCCGCTCCTGTGGTAGGGAGTTAGAGGGGCATCAGAATAAAACGGTGACTTGTGGTTGCTCAAATATGGCGACCATTCGTGGTGATAAGGTTTCGGCACTTGACTTATCTCAGGTTGTTATGTTAAACTCTTATCAACCCAAAACGAAAAAGGGTGTTCTTACCAATGAAGATATTCTTTGGCAAGAAGAAAGGCGTCAGCGTAAAGTGAGACGTTTGGACTTTGAGGTCCGCTAGGAAAGGTGGTCGAGTGGTTGATGGCTCTGGTCTTGAAAACCAGCGAAGTGAAAGCTTCCGTGGGTTCGAATCCCACCCTTTCCGCTTTATAAATACCAGAAAAGTCTCTTTGGCTTATGGGTATTCAAATAAGAGGAACAGATGATAATATATTGGCATCTGATGGTAGTTTAACTATTAGTGGATTTGCACTTCCTACAAGTGATGGGTCTAGCGGTCAATACCTGCAGACCGATGGCTCTGGTGCGTTGAGTTGGGCAGGTGCTGGCAAGATTTTGCAGGTGGTAACTACTCCTTACACAGGTCAGTTCAGTACTACGGCAGCAAATACTTATCAGCAGATAACGGGATTAAATTGCTCAATTACCACTTCTTCTGCCAGTAGCAAAGTGTTTGTTATGGTTACCTTGGGTCAAATGAGTACTACTGATAACGCTAGTTCTTCTTATTCTGTTACCAGAGACGGAACCCGAATTTTACAAGGTGCTGTTGATGGTGTAAGGGGTACGTGTAGTTTTAAATATTGTTGCCCAACTTCTTCCCATAGTGACGGTACTACTTTTACAGGAGTTGATACTCCAGGAGCTGCTGGAACCTATGTTTATGGAGTCCAAGCTGTCGCTCAGGGTGGCACAACTAATTATGTTAACCGAACTCAAGTAAACTCTAATCTTACTGATTCGTATGAGTTTAGAGCTTCGTCCCACCTGACGCTTATGGAGATTGCGTAATGACAAACTATAACCACGATGCAATCCGTAAGGCATATCCAAATGCCATCACTATTGAAGACGGGTTTGGTGTTAAAGATGCCGACGGCAACCAGATCGAACTAGATCAAGCACTTGTTGACGCTGCTGCAATCGAAGTGGCTGCTGAACAAGCACTGGATAGTTTGCGTCGTCGTCGCAACCAACTCCTTACCGAAACCGACTACCTCGCTCTTGCTGATTCAACCCTGACGGACGAGATGCGGTCTTACCGCCAAGCACTCCGCAATCTTCCTGCCAATACAGAAGACCCAGCAAACCCAGTTTGGCCGACTAAACCTTCATAATTTCTTAATCACTATCGCCAAACCCTAACAAACTTGACAGGTTTAAACTACTGACTATTATAGCTAGTAGATACTAAACACTGGACCTATGGATCAACACACCTATAATAACTGGGTGAAGATCAAGGAGACCTTCGAACAGTCTGGCAACACAGACAACATGTTTTACAAAAGAGCTTGCGCTATCGTAAGTGGAAAACCTGATCCTCTAGCAAAAATGCTTGGCGATGAAAAATGATGAACGCCTGATAACTCAAAAAGAATGTCAGGAGATGATCGATGCAGCAATACGACGACACAACCGTAATGCTTCTATCATTAGTATGTGCGTCGGTTGGGTGGTTCTTGCTTTATTTGCTGAAGGACTACTGAGGCTTGTCGGAGCTATACCACCTGTGCTACCATGGTTAGACATTACCCTGAAATAATTGGTATTGTTCTCTTGCTTATCTTTGCTGCCACGATGTTTTATCAAGGCACAATGATAATGCAGGGCAAGCGTGGTTACATTCACATGGACCACGAAAAACAAAAGATGCTAGATACACGGAAGCGTGTTGAAGAACTAATGAAAGAAAAATGACTGTACCATTTTTTATTGAAGAACCCATTACTTGGAAAAAGATTGAGGTTCCACAAGACATTATTTACTACTGTGATATGACTACAGTAGACGCAGATCGTGAAGACCTTCGTTATATTGACTGTGTATGGATGCATATGGGTTACTATGGTGTCCCTAAGCACGTTATGAAAGCAGTCAGAGAAGAATTCAATCCGCCAGTACAACCAATCTTCGAGTAAATGAATCTTACCAACGAACAAACAGAACTTCTCATTGATGCTATCTGGAAGCGTCAGCATCACTTCATTGCTGGTGATAAAAGGTATCGTGAGTATGGAGAACTTCTGGAGACACTGGAAGCATCTCTGCCTTACAAGTACACCAGAGATGAGTTTAGATAAATGGAGCACTTGTTAGGAAAAGCACTCATTATAGTTGCAATACCCTTTGTAATCGCTACACTGTATTTCGGTTCTAAGAAGGGGCACTACTATGAATCCGAACACTATAAGGGCAATGGCACCGCACACTAAGAAGCGGTTTCATTTTGCAGCATCATCTTTTTCAAGAATGTATGGAGTCAGTCATGTCTCATCGGATATGATTGACTTTTGCTATGAATGGGCACTTCAAGAGGAAGTAGCACCACTCGATTGTTTAAACCACGTAGACAGATACTTTAGAGAGTTATGGAATTCTCAGAAGCGTTAATCTTACTTTTTATGCTTTCATTTGGAATATTCATTTTCTTAGTTTCTATATTTACGGATCAATAATGGGACACATAGCACGCTGGACATTAGAGACACCAGTTACATTAGGATTTCTTTGTTACCTTTTGGTGGTTGTGCCTATTCTGGGTATCTGGTTAGTCCACAAATACAACTGGCAACACTGGGAGCCCTTTGACAAGGAGCACAAGAAGTAGTATAATTACTTCTGTTGGGAGGCAAGACCACTCAACGCAACGGGGCGTAGTATAGTGGTAGAATTCCGCTTTTGGGAAGCGGAGGTGCAAGTTCGATTCTTGCCGCCCCGATTGCCAGTTTCCTGACTGGCACCTTGACTATATAAAGTCAAACCCTTATAATACTAAGGTATTCAATCACAACAATGTCTCTGATCGAAAAATTCAAGAAAGATGTTAGCACTCTTCGCTCTGCTGCTAACGGGGATATCTACCTTGATGTAAAGAGTCCGAAACTTTATAAGAAAGTACGTCGCTATTATGAAAATAATGGTGTTGTATTTTCTGGAGATCCCCTTGATGACTACGAAATGCTGATGGATTATCTCTATCAGGACCTTCAGACTACTGAGGTTGCATGAACGATTTAGATCCTAAGTCTGTTGCTTCAACTAAGACTATTATTATTCATGAACGATTTCCTTATCGGTTCGTTCAGAAAGGTCACATTCAATTGAACGGAAACCCAGATTTCCGTATGCAA